GCTTTGAATCATCCTTCTTCTTAGAAGGCATGACACCAAACGTAGCTAATGTACCAGTAAAAACACTGGCGATAAAAGTTGGATCGATATTTTTCTGAGGAACACCAGGAACAGTTACATAATTAAGGGTCAGAATTGCTGCTGACCAACCAAGAATAATAACTCGGACAAGAGTTGATACACCCTCATCCGCCCACTCAAATTTGTTTTCCTTTTTGGCTTCCTCTTTCTTTGGATTATCCATAAGTAAAGAGTTAGGCATCTCTATTTATTAAAGAGAGCAATAAAATATTCAGCGTCTACTACTACTAATGGTTTCTTCCGATTCTTTTTCATAACTACTATAGGTTCATAGTCACCACAATTTGATGCTGCCTGTTCATAAGCATCCCACACGTTTAACCTTTCAACATTCTTACATTCAATTGAGTGAGGAAACTTTTGTCTTGCTGCCCGTGCCATGATGAGATCTTCACCACCTGCACCCATAGATCGAGACTCGATATCCTCAGGATGAACATCTAGAATCTCGATCAACATTTGACGTACCCATTTTTGTAGGTTACGTCCCTTCGCCTTAGCACTTTGTGTTTTCATTAATCAATCCCACGGGTCGCGTATTTGTACTTTATTGCCTGCATTCTCCATGCTTGAGCGAGACTTGACGGACCCTTCGAGAGGAGATCTCTCTCCTCCTGATTGAGTAGGTTTGTCTGTAGGAGATCTTCTCTCCATCCAGGTAAAGAATATTTTATCACAATTCAAAAGCCGCAAAAGTATTTTCTTCAACATCTTGTGTGATACCTCCAATTACATATGACTCAACTTCTGTTTCCTGTGGTGCCACTTGCAATCCTTTAGAACTCAACCAGTGTTGTGTCCAAGGCAAAGGATTGTTGTTTGCTGGAACATCAAAGATTGGTTTCATTCCAATACTTTTCATGCGTCTATTAGCAGTCCACTCAACATACTTCTGTAGAAGTTTTGCATTAAGACCAATCATCGATCCATCTTTGAAAAGATAATCAGCCCAGATTACTTCTTCTTCCACACATTTTTTAAACATGTTATAAACATTTTCTTCTTCTTCTTTGACAATAGAAATCATGTCAGGATCATCACCCTCTTTCCATTTGTTAAGGATGTTTTGAGTGATAGTCATATGCTGTGATTCATCTCTAGCAATAAGAGAAATAATCTTGGCATTACCTTCCATCTGTTTGTTCTCGGCAAACGCAAACGAACAAGCAAACGAAACATAGAATCTAATTCCTTCAAGAATATAGACGTTTGCTACAGCACGATACAATTTACGTTTCAGATCTCTCAATTCCCACTGAGCAGTTGGCGAATCTTTAAAGTCAGAACGCCACATGTTACCACTATCATACTGATGTGCTGCTTGTAGAAACTCATCGTATGCCTTAGTGACACTGGTTGCACGTTCCAGAATTTTTTCGTCAGAAATAATTTGATCAAAAATTTCCGATGGATCAGGGTAGATATTCTTAATAATGTGGGTATATGAGCGACTATGGATCATCTCCATAGTCTGCCAAATATTCATTGCTGACTCAAGTTCGGGTAGGCTGCAATAAGGCATGAAAGCCATGCCAGGACCACGACCTTGTACGGAGTCAAGCATGATCTGATACTTGAGGTTCGATGTGAAGATGTGCTTCTGTTCTGGTCGGAGTTGTTGATAGTCTGCACGATCTTTTTGCAATGAAACTTCTTCTGGTCTCCAGAAAAAACCTAGTTGTTGCTGAGTTAGTTTGTCAAAGACTGGATACTTGAAATTATCATATCTTTGAACTCCAAGAGGAGCACCAAAAAACATTGTCTGTGTGGTAGTGTCCACATGGTTTTTATTGAACACGGTCATACCATCAATTGATTTATATTCTGCATCACCAACCTTAAATTGCACAGCTGTCACACGCTTCTCCTTCTTGTTCTTGGTTTAAAATGTCTTGTACTAAGTCTTCTGCAGACTTTGGTTCTTCATTAGTATCATCAGTATCAATATCGGTTTTGTTGTCATACGTATTTTGATAATACGAAGTCTTCCAACCATACTTGTATGTATTTAAAAAGTCGCCTGCCATTACAGAAACTGGAACTTTATTCTCTGGATAATTTTTTGGATTGTAACTCCAGTTACCACTAATTGCTTGATCAAAGAATTTCTGCATTACAGAAACAATATTAATGTATCCTTCATTGCTCTTCATGTCCCACAGAAGAGTGTAGTTGTTTTTCAGGGTATTGAACTGAGGAACAATTTGCTTAAGAGGTCCTTTCTTTGATTTTTTAACGGACAAGTAATCTCTAGGTGGTTCGATTCCATTGGTTTCATTTGACACAACGGAACTGCTTTCTGATGGCATTTGTGCGGACAATGTGCTGTGTCGCAATCCGAACTCTTTGATATCTGAGCGAAGACTATCCCAATCACAATTCAATCCTCCTGCGATTGTGTCAACTTCACGCTTGTAAGTGTCGATTGGGAGGATACCATCGGAATATTTTGTGCGATCGTAATAACCACATTTTCCTTTTTCTTTTGCCAACTCGTTACTGGCTCTGAGTAGATTGTATTGGAAAGATTCAGACAGGTCATGGACAAGTTTCCAAGATGCTGGGTCATCGTATTTAACTCCTTGACGTGCTAGGTAATGAGCAAGACCAATGTAACCTACCCCTAGACTACGGCGATTCTGTGTTGATATTTCTGCCGCTTTAACAGGGTAATTCTGATAGTCAATCAATTCTTCGAGACCACGGACTGCTAGGTCACATAGTTCTTCCATTTCATCTAGTGATTTGAGTTTACCAACATTGACTGCAGAGAGAATACATAGTGCAATCTCCCCGAATGGATCATCAATGTGCTCAATTGGGTTAGTAGGAAGAGTAATCTCTTGGCAAAGATTAGACATGCTAACCTTATCTTTGAAGGAAGAATGAGAGTTACAATGATCTATATTCATGATATATAGACGACCAGTTTCTGCTCTTTCTTTTAGAAGGGCAAGAGTTAGTTCTTGTGCCCCGATAGTCTTTCTTGGAATAGACTGATCTGATTCATAGTCCACATAGCGAGCGTCAAATGCATCAGTACCAAAAGCATCATAGAGACCTGGTACGTCATGCGGTGAGAAGAGGCTAATCTCTTCATTCTTAATGAAACGTTCATAGAATAACTTAGATGTTTGAATAGAATAATCTAGTTTACGTACACGATTATCTTCCGTGCCCTTATTATTTTTAAGAACAATAATGTCTTCTATTTCTTGGTGCCAGATTGGGAAGTGTACTGTAGCTGATCCACCTCGGATGCCATTTTGCGTACAACATCTGACAGTGCTTTCAAATTTTTTGAGGAATGGGATAACACCTGTATGAGCGACTTCTCCGCCTCGGATCTTAGCATTGACCCCACGGATTCTGCCTGCGTTGATACCGATTCCTGCACGTTGAGCAACATACTTGCCAATCGCCATGTCACTAGAAAAGATACTATCGAGGGTGTCATTAGCATCAATAAGAACACAGCTAGCAAATTGTCGAAGTGGAGTTCGCACCCCTGCCATGATAGGTGTGGGAATGTTGATTTTGTGCTTGCTGATTGCGTTGTAGTATCTTCGGACATAATCGAGTCTAGTATCAAGAGGGTACTCCGCGAACAATGTCATTGCAATAAACAGATACATGTACTGAGGAGTTTCGTACACATCTCCACTGCTTCGATCTTGGACAAGATACTTATCTACAACTTGGCGTAGACCTGCATAAGAAAACAGATAGTCTCTACCATGATCTACCCAAGTATTAATTTTGTCCCAGTCATCGTCGCTATATTTATCTAGCAACTCTTCATCATAAACTTTGTTGATGGTAGCATTATATAGTGCAACATCATATGCTGATGGCATACCATCTTTCCAAACAGACTTATTAAATACTTGTTTGCGAAGACCAAAGAGAAGAAGTCGAGCAGCAACATATTGATAGTTTGGATTATCTAAACTAATTAAATCACTCGCAGATCTAATAAGAATCTCCTGAATGTTCTCAGTAGTGATCCCATCATGAAACTGAATATTGGAATGCATTTCTACTTGACTTGCAGAGACTCCTGAGAGACCTTCTGTCGCCTCTTCAACCATCTTGTGAATCTTTTCAAGGTTGAGAGGTTCAATAGACCCGTCGCGCTTCTCTACGTTGATTGTGCTCATACCTTTTTCCATTCGTTCATTTTAAGTGTTGCTTCTAGTCCGCTGTAAGTGTTTGATTTTACCAGAGATTGAACGTCATGTCCAGCGAGTGCCATGTCGTTTAAGTCTTTCTCTTTAATGCTTTTAGGGAAGATGACTACCTTATGCCCTGCCTTGATCGTCGATGCAATCTTATTAACAATTTCTCTCGATCTGGGTTCGTTGTCATAGGTGTATACGAATCGATAATCATAACTGCTAAGGTTAACATCGCTACCACACATAGCAATAGCGTTGTCAATGAAATGACTGTCGAAGGGTCCTTCTGTGACATATACTTCCTTGGTGGGGTCAACACGATCTAATCCATACACTTTAGGCATGGAATCGTCTAGCATAATTGTAATGTATCTGATCTTAGCTTTAGGGGCAAGAGATCTTCCCTGGAAACCAAACATGGTTCCATCTTTATCCCTTAATGGGATGATAATTCTTGGACTATCCTGACGTAACGTATCAAACGTTTTCTTCTGTTCGTTAGTCCATGCTTTAAACTTGGGGCAATAGTAAAAACTATTTAAGTCTTCAATTTTTCGATTCTGTAAATATTCTCTCGCTGGGTGAGAACTATTTAGCGCAGAGATTGGTTGTAATCCTGTCTCTTTTGATTTTTTAAAGACTGGTTTCTTGAAATCAAGTTTTGGTTTTGCAGTTTGACTATTTTTACCAGTCAATCCCTCTCTATATCTCTCCATGACATACTGATCATGAAGATGAGATGAGTGATCTTTTAAAAAATTAGTGAATGTTCTGCCCATGCCACAATTGTGACACTTAAACACAAAGTCATTCTTGACTTTGAAAAGATACCCACGAGCTTTGTTTTTATGTTTTTGAGAGTCGCCACAATAGGGACAACGAAAATTATATGTCTTGTCGTTCTTCTTTACGAACTTATCAAGTTGCGAAGAAATCAGACTGACATACTTGCTATCAAGATAACTCACGTACTAAAGGTCTTGGTCCTTCTATCATAGCATTGGTAGACCCAGGTGTCAATGCTTTTACAAGAGGTGGGACCACTTGTAATACTGCCACAAGGGTAGCAAGCACAGCGCCAGCACCGACAACAAACTTTGCGTTGGCATCCACTTTCTTTTGGATCTTACTAATCCTATCTTGAGTCAGTTGATGATCCTTTTCATGCCTTTCCTTCATCTCATCAAGCATACCGATGATGAGTTTATCAGCACGTTCGGATTCATCCAAACGATTTTCATGACGCTCCAAGATTACAGCAACTCTGTTGCTGTTTTCTGAGATTGTACCTACTGCTCTTTCAAGTTTGTCAAGCATCTCTTTCGAGAGGTCTTCATAAATATCGAGTTTTGATTCTAATACTGCTAATCTACCAAGACCGAATGCCATATATTTTACATTCCAGTGTGCGTATTAATACTCAAGTATTTATACATTTCTAACTGCGAAGTCTAGTGCAGATTGATACGAAGAAGCATCTTTGTTCAGCATATAACGGAACTGCTGTTGCTTGGGTTCATCCAATTGTGCATAACAAGCAGCAATGCGCTTAGCAGAGAAGCTATCTAGGTTTTGTGTAGTGCCATCAGAAAAATCAATCTTAGCAAAGGAAGATTCTCCCTGAGGATTTAGTTC